TAACCATTTCCTCTTTGCTTGGTCGCTTACCCTTGCTTGCATAACCAGCATTCGCAAGCGCTCTGCCGATCGCGCTAGTCTCGCAGTTTTCCAATGCGCTAGTTGCATTAACGCCTCGACTGCTAATTGTCTCCTCAGCGAGTCCGCTGGAGAACGGCGTGCTATCAGCGAAAGTACGATAAATCCATGCTTTAACAATGTATCGGTCATTTGTAAAACTCACTAACTCTGTCTCGACTCTGAAATCTGGGAAGTCCTTGATAAACTTCTCCAGCCTTACTTCTACTGTCTCGTAATCTTCTAGGTTAAACATATAGTTCATCGCCCTCTGTTTGTAGTTGTACTGCTATCGCCAAATAGGCTATTGCATCAATGTAGGAATCTTCATGGCTTGGCGTTTCTGTGATTCTGGCAAGTTTGACTTCGACCATTGCAAGAGCAGCTTGTGCGTCTGTGATTGGGTAATCAAGTAAACAGGATAACCTTGCAGCGATGCGACCCTGGTTAATTTTCGGATGACCGTACACCTTGCCACGATCTTGCATGATGTCGATTGCATTGATAAGCGCCTCAGTTGCTTTCATCGACCCACCTGCTCGTAATACTTTCGGACGGCTTTGCGACCATCTACCAGCCCTTGATCGTAGCCAACCTCTTGACCTAATCTAAAGGAGAAGTAAGAGATTAAGCCAACACCTGCAATCATCAGAATCGTTAATGAATTGATAATCATTTTGCCCTTTCTTGCCCCGTATTTCGGGAACAGGAAGAGTGTTGCACAGCTAGTGGGATTTATTTAGTAGATTTTGATAACGAAACGGTAACAATTCTGAGTCATCCATGTGGTCATCGATGTCTCGGGATATGTCGTTACCGAGCGCGCCCGTATCTCTTACCTGACACAACGAATGTCCCATCCTTTTCTAGGTTAATAATGCTGACCTGCACATTTGTTCCTATTTCCTCAATGATGATAAAGGCTTGCTGCCAGTTTTGAGTGCCCTTAGTATAGGTCGCCTTCCTGACATCCATAAGATGCCCACCTTCCCAGCCACGCAGGATACGCCCTACACGCCCTCCGGAGGACTCTGTAAAGGCTGATTGACCTGCTCTATGGGTGTGACCACAGATAACGCTTAAACCGTGCCTACGAGCCGCTTCAAGGGCTGTAAGACCAGGCTGTGGCTTGATGGACTGCTCATCTCCATGAACTGCCACAATGCCCTTAGATATGGCGTAGGGCTTCTTATGATAGGTAATACCCATTTCATCGAGCTTCATAAACTTCTCGAACTTGAGTTCGGGCAATGACATGAAACTAGGAATCTTGTTCATGATGACATTAAATAATCTATCCGTGTGATTGCTACGGATCATATGCTGTTCCTTGGCGTACTCGCCTAACTGCCATAAAACATTGACAGTCATATCACGGTTCTCAGCTAGTGTCTGTTCGTACCAGCCTGGCTTGCCCTCATTCCAACGCCCGATTTCTGTGAAGTCTGCTTCATCTCCGAGAGTAACGACAGAATCGGGTTTGTAAGCCTTAACAAAGCGCGCAACATTATCTACTGCTACTTGATCGTGTAGGGGAACTTGAAGGTCTGGAACTACTACGGTTCGCTTCATTCATCCTCATCGTCATACCAGTCTGGCTCTGGGATATTTGGGTTAATTGGGGATGGCAGTATCCAATCTGGATAACTGTTCTTCTCAACTATGATGGCAAGTGCCAAATCAACTGTGAAGCCTGCTCTGCGTAATGAGCGATACATTTCATGCACACCAATAGCCCACGCATCTAACTTGGAATAGCCTTCATCCACTAGCTTCTTAGTTGCTTTTCTTGCCATGTGTAAATTGTCACCTCTCCAATAAAGAAATGATTGTTTCGACACGCCCTTCAAGTCGATTCAATCTGTCATTCATTGACGAACCACCGTTAGGTTTTAGTTCATTCAAGTAATGCTTCACTAGCCATCGGATTGATCCTGCAAAGGCTGTGACGATTGAGATGATTGCAACTGCTAGAGCCGCCCAATTAAGGGCGGTCATTATGCTTTAATGCCGTAGCTTGAGTCGTTAGGATTTAACCAACGAATAATTGGCGGCAAGCATGATGAAAGTCCAGCAGCGATTAACGCCTTTGGCTCTGTTACACCAGCTGCTGCTAATGAGAGAACTGCTACTAAGAATGCTCTAGCCCATGAGCCTGCTGCTGTTTTAAGGTCTTGCATCATCTGTCTGCTCCTAGCATCGGGATATCAAACCAGCTACCGTTTTGGTCGCCTTCTTTAGTGAATGAAATATGGATGTGATGATCGTGGCGGTTAATCCCATCGTAAGGACGCCAACGCCAAGCTCTTTTAGAGGAAGCGATCTTGCCTGCATAGATGATGTAAGAAATTCTCTTCTCACCTGCTTTGGCGCATAGGCGTATTTGGTCGGCAAGATAAGCACCTGTGCTGGGGCGTGTGTCGAAGTCCTTATCCACATCAATAGCCCTGACGATTCCGTTAGACGGATCGGGATTGTGGTCACTCTTACGATTGGAGTGCTTGGCATCGCCTATCCAGCCATCACTCTTGCGTTCGCGGTGTGGAAATGCGTCGTCAAGCTGCTCACGAAGTTGTTGCCCTGCTTTACAGAGTAGGGGCTTCATCTTGCTTTGCAATCATTTCATCATAGGTTGATTTAGCCATTGATAATGAAGTGTTGTTTTCTTCATCCAATAATAAAATCATTGGTACACCCGAAAGGCTTCTGTATTCTTCAATTTTCATAATTATAACTCCGCCGTAAATCCTAGATAAGCCGATGTATTAAGTATTCTCGCTGCTCCACCATATCCCGTTACTCCGCCGCTACTAACCACAAATTGAACAAGAGCATTATTTCTGTTTGGCGTATCTAAAATAGGAACAGCACTACAAGTAATAGCGCTTCCACCTGCATAGGTTCCATAATTTGCTGCTGTTCCTGATGTGTCCATAGCAGAAGGGTAAGTTCTCATCGATACTGGAAACGGAACAACTCCATAAGCATTATTGGCATTAAACCACCAAGCATTACAAATAAAAGTAGTTCCTGTGGACTCACCCAAATATCTGTAATAATATCTTTGGCAAGCAGCCAGTTCACCTTGGATTGTTCCACCAGCACGGCTGAAGGTTGTTGCATAACTGCCCAATTCAACTTGCACTCCAGTTATTTCAATATAGTCATTTGCTCCTGCTGTACCGCTAGGCAACCAAGACATTAAAAAGCCTAATTGCGTTGCAGTTGAGGCAACTGTGCCTGTATAAGAAAATCTTTGCCATGTTGTAGTAAAGGTTGGAGAAACTGAAATAACATTTGTAGAACCCGTAAATCCTGTGTTCAAATTTTGGTCTGTTCCAGTTCCAGAAATTAACTGAATACCAAAACTTGTTCCAGCCCAGTTAGCACCAACTCTGGCATAAAAGGAAAGTGTTACTGTTTTACCAGCAAAAGGAATACAGTTTACGCTTTCGTAAGATGATGATACATAAACTGCCGTAGTATTTGCTGAAAGATTTGTTCTCTGAATACGAGCGCAGTATTGGATGAACGGTAAATTAGTTGTATCGCTTGTCGTTTGTCTAGAAAATGTTTGAGCAGATGGTGCATTTAAGTTCCATCTATCGGCTGTGTAAAGCGGCGAACCTACTCCAGCAAAACTGGTTCCGCGTTGCCATATATCGAGCCCGCCCCCAATTACAATGTTCTTGCCTGCTGAACTAGACAAGGTGCTTGTCTGCAAAAGGTTAATCGTGCCAGTAATATCATTCACATCGCCTGCGGAATAGACATCTCCATTCGCATAGGTCGTTTTGAGTGGGAATCCAACAGCCATTAGCACACCTCTTTCATAGGGTCAATTCTAGTACATAACATCGAGTAATGGTTCTTGCGTGGCAAAAGTGGTCACCCAAGTGTTAGGGGTGATTGTGTGGGCTATGCCTTGAATCTGTAGCTTCTTTTGGATAGTTGATCCACCAGGTTGCTCATTGGTGATATCTACTGTGTCAAAGAACTCCAGACTTAAACCTGCTGTAACACCTGCTGAGTAGTTAGGAGTTACCAAGTCTAAAGTAATTGTTTCAATGCGAATAGAAGTTTCTTTACGCGAATCGACATAAGCAGTTGCTAGGGCTAAGGCATTCGCATCTGTTTGCATAAGCATATCTGTAGCTGTAATGGATCGTGTGAAGTATTGGGCGATAGATGCGGCATCTGAGTAAGTCTGGGCTGTGCCACCGATTCGGGTCACAGTTGCCTTGTTCACGATTGTTTTGTCATCGAGCGCAAAGGTAATCCCTGCATAGTTAATGCCTGTGCCTGTTTGGTTAAATACTGTAGGGCTAGCTGCTTGGGCATCGACCACGAATTGTCTGCCCTTAAAGGTTGCAACACCGTTCTCGTTAATGTAGAACGCGCCTTGCTCTGTGAACTCAGCGGTCTGGATTGCTTCAAGAACTGTGCGTGTTGTGCCAGGGTCTGCCACGCAAGTTGTAGCGCCTGTGCCAATGCTAGTGAATGCAGGCGGCCAGGCAATCATGCTAAGAATAGATTGAACGCGTTGAGCAGTTGTCTGACCTGCTGTGCCACCTGTAACGGTTGTGACATTGGAGTTATACATCAAGCGGAATGCGTCATAACAGACAAAGGTCACATAGCCTGTTTCCTGACCTGTTGGATAGGTGTAGCGATATTCGGTGATATAACCGCCAAATAAGCCATAAGTAACTCCGCCATAGATAGCAGATGCCTGTATCTTCCTAAGTGGCTGTAATAGCCCGTAATAGGGGCTAGAGGTGTTCTGTGGGTTAAAGTCACCGTTTGGATCGACAACTCTGATGGTTGCCTGTCCGGACTCGTAATTATCCTGCAAAAGGTTACGCCCTCTGCGAGTCGAGATATTTGTGGTCTGAGCAGAAACATCGACAATAACAGGAATGGCAGAAGCTAATTCAGCAAAGCCTAACTGTGAAGTACCTAAGATAAACGGGTTACCGAATGATGCTCCACCCGATAGATTTATCTTGACAACAAGGGTTGCTGGTAACGCCATTATCTGTACGCAGTCGTATAGGAGATTGGAATTCCAGAAGCTTGATTGTTATAGATGCCTTGAGTAATGGCATTGACTAGATCGCGCTCGGTAGTAACTGAGCCTTGAACATTGACTGAAATGTTTGTTGTGCGAGATTCAGCAGCTCTGAAAGTTCCTGCACCAAAGTCCATAGACAAGGCTGTGTTAGGAATGCCACCAGATACAGCATTTGGATCGTTGGTATTAAAGCTAGTACCACCGCCACCACCGCCGCCGCCGCTAATGCCAAGAGCAGTCATAAGTTTTAATTGCTCTGCTGCAATTCTATCTAGCAATGCTCTAATGGAAGCCCTAATGGCTTCTGTAAAAGCCTTCATAGCATCTTCTGCTTCATTGGCTTTTTTAATCTGCCCAGCAAGAGCTGCGTTCTGGTCATGGATAGCAATGAGAGATAGAAGGCGCATCTTTGTTTCACCATCAGTTGCCTGATTCATAGCAGCAAATAAGCCAATCCGCTCTACATCGAACTTCTTCTCTAGTTCAAGAAGGGCTAACTGATCGCCTGTGAGTACGAGTTTTCTAGCAGTATTGTCATTGTCAATCTTGGACAAAGTGTTCTTGGACTTTTGAAGTCTAATTGCATCAGCGTTGGCTTTATCGATTGCCTTGCGTTGTCCAGGCGATTGCTGTGGTGTGCCTGCTGAACGAGCCTTGCTTGATCCACCTAATCTTGAAAGTAATCCTAGTCCTGAAATCTGCGCACCAGCAGATAGAACATCGCCAATAAATCCTGCACCTGGTATTGCCTTAAGCTTTACTGCCAAGACTGAAATGCCTGTAATTACATTACCAATTTGAGTTGCAAAGCCTTCCATTGCTGTGGTTGCTCCGCCGATACCGTCATCTCCAGCAATCATCTGCATAGCGTCTAGAAGGTCTTTTCCAATAATCTCTTTAGCATTATTAGATGCAATAGTTAATTTGTTTATTGAACCCAAGTAACTTTCAGCAGCTGATGTTGCCTGACCAGCAAAGAGTTCTGTTAGGCGTTCTTGGATTTGCAGGAATGTACTTGTTGAAAGTTCTGCCTTTGTAAGTCCGACACCTAGACGCCCAAGAGAAGCATTGTTGCCCAAATAAGCCTTCTGGAGTCCTTGCGAAACAGTAGTTAGGTTCTTGCCTGTACCAGCGCTTATATCTAACGCAAGGCTAAGTAACTTCTGTGATTCAGTTAATGATCCAGTTGCACGAAGCAATCGATCCATAGCCGGACGGAGTTCATCATCTAGAACACCAGTTTGCTTTTCTAGATTTGAGATATAACTATTGACTGATTCTGATGCACCTAGATAATCAAGATTAAGATTCTTTAGGGTCATGCCAAGCGAACGAGCTGCGTTTTCATCTTCTGCAAAAGCCTTGACTGAAGCTTTGCCAAATGAGATAAGTCTTTGTGCGCTAAATACTAAACCAAAAGAATAGGCAAGATTCTTAATACTTTTGCCTAATTTATCGGTTGCCGTTTCTGCTTGTTTGAAGCCCTTGGCATCGAACTTTGACCCTATGAGAATCTCTGGTAATGCCATTAGGCTGCCTTCCTAAATGTTGTTGTTCTGCTTCTTGCAGTAAATGCCAAAGTTGCTTTGTCAATGGCTTTCATTGCTGCGCCTTCTGCAACGCCTTTAGACTCATTCCAAGCGCGATAAATTAAGCGACCTTGACCTTTAAGGCTAGATGTAAGTGGTGGTAGATTCTCAATGAATTGAGCGCCTGCACCTTTCCAATTTGCATGAGAGTATTTATTACCTCTAGCACCTTTAGGGCCGACCCAAGGCTGACCTTGTGGGTTCTTTACACCAGCTTGTTCATAAATCGCACCAGCGGCAGTACGGTTGTAAATCTTAGCCATGCTGTTAAATCCGTTTTTGTTTTTCTTTGTCACACCAGTTGAAAAGCCGATGCCTTTACTAATAAGAGCTGGATTGTATTTAGGAAATGTAGCACTAGAAGAAGATGAGGCATTCCAGTTACTCATGGCGCTGCCCTCAACATAGCCACGCGCCTTGCGTACAACTGGTTGTAAGGCTCTTCGGAGTTCAGCCTTTAACTCTTTATCTAAATCTGGTGCAAACTGGCGTAATGCCTTGCGTAGATCAGAGTTACCTCTTAATTCTACGGCTGGCATTTTGCATCTCCTTCGCATCTTCCTGAAGAACCTTAATTAAGTTCCTCAGCATTACATCATCTAGCTCTAATAGTTGTTGTGGCGCGATCCCGAGTCTGACACTAAGTTTAGCAATCAGATAGGTGATCGAGTCGCGCCCTAAACCAAAGGGTCATCATCTAATACCTCAACCGAAGTTAAGGTCTCGATGAACGATTCTCCGAATGGCTTAACAGTTTCACCCGAACGGCGGATACATTCCCAAGCAAGCCAGAAGATATCGCTCTGCTTCTGATCTTCGATGAACGCTTTGTGAAAGCCCTTTTTAGCGTAAATCTCGAAGCCATACTGCACCAATGGAGTAATTGGGTATTCCCCAACTGATCCATCTGCCCTTGTTACTTTTAACTTTGCCATGCTGTGCCCCTTTGTTTAGTTGTTTAGAAAGTACCTGTTGTGGCTACTGCAACTGTTGAGTTGGCAGTAAATGTGATTGATTGTGTACCAATATCGCCAACAGCACCGTTGATGTCTGTTGTGTTATTGACTAACAATGAAACTGTGTAGAGAGGGTTTGTAGCAGATACTGCTGTTCCCTTTGTCTGTAGGAATACTGCTGTAACAGTTGTTCCCCATGCAGCTTGAAGTGTCGCAAGGACGTTAGCTGATGCTGTGTCGTTCAAAAAGTCGATAGTTACGGTTGAAACTTCCAGACCTTTTGTATATTTTCTGGAATTATCGCCCATCGCGCTGACTTCAATTTCCTCAAATGAACGGTTGATTGTTACTGCTGTTACATGGTCGCTAAGATCAACGGTGTTAATCTTAACGCCTACATTGTTGTTCAGAAATACAGCCATTAGGATTATTCCTCGTCTTTCTTAGTAGATGCTGGCTTTGATACTGCTTGTTTTACCTGACCGATTTTAGCCAGGAATGCTTCGTTTTCTTTTTCCCATTGTTCCATATCGGTCATGGTTTAGCTCCAGGTAGTTAGAACGGATAGTGACATCTCGCAAGTAAGCAGGTCACCAGATGCCGCGTTAAGAACGCTTGGCTGGGTTACTGCTCCCACATTATATGTTAATGAGGATGCTGCGAGTTTGTTGAACACACCCACAAGGGCATCTTCAATTCCATTGAGATTGCCTTCATTATCGAATAAAGGCACGGTTATAATTATCTTAAAATTAGCAGTTGGAGCAATCGTGTTATGTTGATTGTTATTAGGCTCTAAATATGGATCAGAAGGTGCAACGATGACTGAGTTAGCCAAGACTGTTGCTGGTGGGAATGCAAATGTTTGCCACTTAGTGTTATCGACTAAAGCAGTCGCAATCGTGGTTCTAAGAGTAGTGAGAGCAACTGGCATTATCCGACCATCGAACGCGGATCGAGTGCGTGAGCAATAAGTCCACGAACTCTAGCCAGAAGAGTGTTGCCCATGCGATATGGGCTAGGAGTAAAGTCTGGCGATACGCCGCCTGTGCTTGAAGTTTGGCGTGATTGCCAAATATCAACCGAAATTAAAAGCGCAGCTTCTTGGACTGCTGAATCGGCTGTCCAGTCTGTGTAGGTTCTTGAAGCAACTGTCCCAAAAGGTGCAATAGCGTGTTTAGGTTGTGCTGTGCTGTGATTTGTAGCCATGCTAATAGAGTAATCGCCGACGGCTGTAACCACTTTGCTTCCGTTATAGGAAGAACCTGAATTGGCAATAGTTACAGTTTGACCAACATAAAAGATTTCTTTGACAGGAATGTCGAAGTATAAAGTTCCTGTGCCAACAATGTTGCCATGAGCTACTGTGAAGTAAGTAGGACTCCATAGCATAGGAAGAATGACGGCATCAGCTGCATCGCAAGTTTGTTGAAGGGTGGCATCAGCATAAAGCGAGCCAACACCTAGTGCTGAGCGAAGTTCTGCAACTGTGCAAAGTGACATTCCATATCCTTTCTAAAGACTGGGAGTGGAGCAAGGGCTGCGCCCCACTCCCAGCGACTTAGGGTGTTGCTATCAGGTTAGGTTGAACCAGTTTGCTCCTGCTGCAAGCTTTGTAGCAAGTGCGCCCTGACCGAACAGTAGAATGTCTACAGTTCCGTCAGAGTTAATGTTTGTGCGAAGTTGCTGACGAGCACCCTCGTACCATGTGTAAGCATCTGGATTGATAACAGCCATTGAGTAATCTGCTGTTCCGACTCCGCCAGAACCCTTCATGTAACGAGACACACGAAGGTCTAGTCCAGCTACTGATCCGCGTAGTGATGTAGGTGAAAGTGCTCCACCTGCGTTTTGTGGGTTAGCTGCGATGTAGATTGGACGACCTTGATCGTTGTAGCCCATGATGTTAGCCCATTGTTCTGGTGTCACAACAAGGTTGCGTGCAAAGCCAAGTGATGCTGAATAAACTGCTGCGGCGGCGCTTGAAACGTAACCGAGAAGTCCTGAAGCATCATTAGCGCGAGCTGTAGCGTTAAGAGTACCTGCGCCTTGAATTGCTGTTGTTACGAATTCTTCTGTGTCCTTTGCATAAGCATATTCCATTTGAACAAGGAGTTCATCGAGGAAAGCAGGAGTTGAATTTGTGAGCAATTCAAGTGTAGTGATTGCACGACCCTTGAATGACTTCTTTGTAACTGTAATGAATGATGCTTCGAGTTGTGATTCTGTTACAGCACCATTTTCGTCAATCTGATCTACCAAAGGCACTTCAGTAATCTTTGGGAGCTCGAAAGTTTTTCCAAATTCTGGCATTGCGCCACGAGAAATCGAATCAATCATTGGACGATCTGCGTTTGAAAGGAAGTTAAGAAGTTGTGTGCTTTGTGGTGTTGGAATAAATCCTGCGCCTGTTGATTGATCGTTGTCAGCAGCACGTAGCCATTGACGAGCTTCATCATCGCCGTTTAGGTTTGCCTTGATTGTGTTTTCCAAGTAGTTACGCTTTGTAACTTCAATTCTTGGAGTTGTATATGCCATTGCAGTAACAGTTGGACGAGCAGCTTCAACCGCTGCTGCTTCCACTTCTGGTGCTGCAACTGTCTCTGGAGTATTCTCCACAGCTGTCTCGCTTTCGTTTGATGGTTGGGTTTCTGTTGCTGCTTCGGCTACTTGTTCAGTTTCCTCTGCTGCGATATCAGTAACTTGAGCAGACTTAAACGCTGGCTCTGTTACTAAACTTACTTCCATGAGTTTTGCTGCGGTGACATGGATGACACCTTTTTGAATTGAAGACTTCAGTACTTCAACGCCAACTGAAAGTCCAGCTTGTAATCCTTCGCTTGCAAGGATAAGAGCATCTGTGCCGCGTGATGAATTGCTGATTTTAAATGATGCAAAGATTGCTTCATCTGTTTCTGTAAAAGATTGAGCGCGGCCTAATGGGGCCTTGACATCATGCTGACTTAGTAGTCGCACAGTCTTTGGTTCTGGAATCTCGATTGATCCGCGCTCAAATACTACTGGGCCAGCGGATGTGTTACCTGTTTCAGTTCCGAGAGGAACAATCTTTCCGCTGATTTGTCTAGTTTCGCTTGATGCCTGAACATCAGCAGCGAAGGCTGCATCGAAGGTAATCTTCAAGATGTCATCCCCTCATTTCCGTTAGGTGTTTGATCTGTCATTTCCATCGCTTGTTCTACTGTAATGAGTCCAAGTGAAAGCAGTTTTTCGATAACTAATAATTCCTGTAATGGGTCTTGACGTAGGAATGTGTCGTTAATTGCAAATTTAACTACATTGCCACGCGCTGTAATGTCGTCCATAGATAGACGATCTTCAATCGCCGAAATAAATGGCTGTAAAGAGTACGAGACAAAATCTTTCCTAGAATCTAACAAATTACTGTATGTGTAACTGGAGTTCATGTCTGCTGAAACATATATTGCAGGAACATTGCACATTCTTGCAATTTCAGTAGCCATGAATTGTTTTGCTTCGTCATACATCATGTCTTTGGGTGAAAATGAAACTGGTGTGTAATCAAGAGTGCTTGTCAAATAAGCTGTTGAACGATTCTGACGAGCAGATTTCCATGCGGCTAATAATCCTTGAACTTCTTTAGGATCAAGGTCAGCCCCTGAGTTCTTGATGAAGCCACCTGGTTGTGGAGTTTGTGCCGCTATGGATGCTGCCTTGTCAATGTCAATAGCTGACTGAATTGTTCTCGCTCCGCGTGAAAGAATACCTTCATCAAGTGCTTGGAATGTAACTAAACTTCCCAAACCTTCCATTGGTACAGATGAGCCATCCACATAATAATTTGTGACATAGACATTATGAATATCTAAATCAAATGTTACGCGAGTATTAGCAATCCATTCAAACCTTGCTGGACGTCCGTCATCTGCATATAATTCCGTAACGCGCCAATATGCTAACCCATACATAAGCAATGAATCAACAGTCCAGCTAATAGTTACGGCGCGTGGTTGTGATTTAGATGGTTGTTCTAACCAGAGCGGTGATCCAAGTTCTTCGCCAGTTGATTTACGATAAAGTTCTAAAGGTAATGATGCAATAGTTCCAGCAATTAGATTGCGACATCGAGCAACAGTAGGAACTGACATTGCGGCATTGCGGTGAACATTAACAAATCCATAATTGTAAAGAGTTTGACTGTCGCCCATAATCTGTGGGGCGTACTGGGCTAATATAGAAGATTTCGGTTCTGGCTTATTGCGCGAGAAAATACCCATGTAGACATCTTACCATACTTTGTCTAATTCTTGACAATTTAGGTACTTTGTGTCTAGGCAATAATTTGAGGCTTTGGAGCAGGAAGCATCAACTTCGATACAACCATTGCCAAGCCAATAGGTGCTGAGATGTCACCGGCTGACTTTCTCTTAATAATTCTCCAAGCACTGTCGTTCACCTTAGCTGCGCAGTTATTCATTTGCTGGATCAATTCTGCCTGTCCATTGTGAACCACGCGATGATTGACCAAGCCTTCTAATAAGTCACCACAGGCTTTGTAGAACTGCTGACCAGAGACATCCTCTGTCATTACACCAGCCTGAGAGAGTCTGTCAGCAATCGTCTGTGTGGCGTATTTGTCAAAGCAGACTAATCGCGGTTTGTAGATGTCGCACCATGCTTTAATACTGGCTGCCATTTTCAATTCATCTATTGCCATCTGAGAGCTGTAGGTTTCTAGGATTCCAATACCGATTCGACCATCAGGCAAGATTTGACCTGCAACAAGTGATCCATTGCGCCTTGATGGGCTAACATCGAAAGCAAAGACTGTATATGCGCCCACAGACATCTCAAGTGTGTTATCCGAAGTTTCTTCCAATACGCCATGAGGCCAGGGTGATTGAAGGCTATCAATCCATTGACACAGCGTTTCTGTTCTCGTCTGCTCGATTGGATTGGTCGCAATAGCTTCTTCGATTGATTCTTTTGTGATTATGTAACCAAGTGCAGGATTGCTGGGTGCAACTGCGCTTTTCCAGAAATAATCGCTAGTAATGTCAATCTTGCAATACTGCGGCGCGCTGTACTCATAGTAACCAAAGGTTTCTGGCGGATAGTCTTTAGCGCGTTCGACTAAGCCATTAAGTACGCTACTAAAATGATCACCTGCGTTGCTAGTTAGAAATGTCTGTGCGTTGGCTCTAGCTCTTGTTACTGGCACAGCTGCTTTGTAGCCATCTTCTGAGATTTCGCGGATTTCATCGATCCATAAGAAGTCTGCTGTTCGTCCACGTGGGCTAGATGAGTTATCTGAGATGACATCGAGCGTTGCACCATTAAGCAGCTCTATTCGTTCGCCACCATTGGCGTAACGGATTGCCTTTGTCATTGCTTTGAGTTCTGGGGTTGATTCTATGATCCATGCAATTTCTCGAAAGAGCATCAACGATGTTGCTCGGTTGGCTGACATGATAATCAGCTTCTTTTCCCCACCATAAAACATGCCCCAGATAATTCGGACTCTGCCTAGATGTGACTTTCCGTTTTGACGACTTATCAAAAGCAGCGCGGTCTTGATCCGATATTGATTCTTCTTATTGACCATGAGCATCTGATTAAGAACGAATTTCTGATAAGGCATCAGTTCATCCATCTTTAAGCGCTCAATCATCTCTAGAACTTCACCAGCTCTAGATTTGCCTTTGAGAAGTGGGCTGTGAACCCTCGGTTCAGTTGCCCCTCGTAGCGGCTGGCTTGTTTTGGTTTTATTTGTCATTGATTCGGATTAGGTCGAATCTTAAACGGACTATCTTGCATCGGTTCGGACTGCATCGGGGATATACGGGCAGA